GCCGCGCGTGCGAAGAAGCAGGACGAGGCGCAACCGTCGCTGTTCGAGGAGGCGTCGGCGTGACCGAGCCGCGCTTGATCCTCGGGGACTGCATCGAGGCGATGCGCGATCTCCCCGACGGAAGCGTCGACGCCATCGTGACGGACCCTCCCTACGGGCTGGAGTTCATGGGCAAGGACTGGGACGCACCGTGGAAGCACGGCTTCAGCGAGACCGGCTACACCGACGGGTCGGCGCGGCCACCGCGCCCGAACTTCGGCAGCACCCGCAACCCGATGTGCCGCGCCTGCCGGAAGCACCAGCGCGGTACCGACCGCTGCGCGTGCGAGGTGCCCGACTTCGACGAAAGGCCAGCCGACAGCAACCGCCTCTTCCAGGCGTGGACGGAGGCGTGGGCGAAGGAGGCGCTGCGGCTGCTGAAGCCCGGTGGCCACGCGGTCGTGTTCGGAGGCACCCGCACCTACCATCGGATGGCGAGCGGGTTGGAGGACGCCGGGTTCGAGATCCGCGACTGCCTTGCCTGGATGTACGGATCCGGGTTTCCGAAGTCGCATGACGTGTCCCGCGCTATCGACAAGGCGCACGGTGTTGAAGGCGCATGGGTGCTCACAGATCACTTCGGCGGTCGAGCCGGTCCCCGCAAGCCATCGACTACTGGCGGCGCACGAATCGGGCAATCGAATCACCGCTCCGACGAGAACCCCGAGGGGCGACGCCACCTCTATGAACCCGAGACCGACGAGGCCCGCGCTGCACAGGGCTGGGGCACAGCGCTCAAGCCAGCGTTCGAGCCGATCGTGCTGGCACGGAAGCCGCTGGTCGGCACCGTCGCTGCGAACTACATGGAGCACGGCACCGGCGCGGTCAACGTGGACGCGTGCCGCATCCCGACCGACGAGGATGTGTGGACGACACCTGCGAGCGCGACCAGCGGCCGTAGTGGCGGCATTATGGGCGAGCCGGTGCCGCGAGGTCCCGAGGAGGGTAGTCCGCTCGGCCGGTGGCCTGCGAACGTGCTGCTCGACGAGGACGCCGCCGCCGTGCTCGACGGGCAGACCGGCGAGCTGCACTCACAAGATTCGGCCACGCGAAACTCACGCTCGGCTCGCTCGGGGCTGATCGGCTTTGCGGACAGTGGCCTCCACTACGACGATCGCGGTGGCGCGGCCCGGTTCTTCTACTGCGCGAAGGTCAGCAGGGCCGAACGGAACGCCGGGCTGGAGGGGTTCGACCCGCTGCCGCTGAATTGGTCGAGCGGCGATGCGAACCCCGGCACCTTTCAGGCCGAAGGTACCGACCGTAGCTCGAAGAACAGCCACCCGACGGTGAAGCCCATCGCGCTCATGCGCTGGCTGATCACGCTCGTCACCCCACCCGCACGACACGGGCCCATGCCGCCCTGCCCCACTGGGGTCGCCTGCACCGGCTGCCGCTACTGCGAGACGGCACGCGAGGAGTGGGAACGACCGGGCCTCGTCCTCGACCCGTTCCTCGGCTCCGGCACGACAGGATGCGCGGCCGCCATCGACGGCTTCCGGTTCATCGGGATCGAACGCGACCCGGACTACATGCAGATCGGTGAGACGCGGATCCGGTTCTGGGCCGAGCGCGGCGAGCACGGCCTCGACTACGTGCGGGAACAGGAACGCGCCGAGGCTGCACGTGAGGCCATCGCGGTCGCCGGTCAGCTCGATCTGTTCGCGGAGCCGCAGTGACCGACCAGCCGACGCTCGCGCAGGTCGCGCACGCGATCCGCTGCTGCCGGTTCCGGTACGCGAGCGAAGACGACCTGCAGCGTGGCGTCCACGGCGCTCTCACGCAGGCAGGGATACCTTGCACGCGTGAGACGGTCGTCGCACCAGGCTGCCGCGTCGATCACCTCTGCGGCCGCGTCGCGGTCGAGGTGAAGACCGCAGGGAGCGCCGGGGAGGTGTCGAGGCAGTTGCGCCGCTACCTGGAGAGCGGCAAGATCGACGGTGTCGTGCTCGTCACCAGCCGCGTCAGTCACCTCCGCCTGCAGCGCGTCGTGCCGGACAAGCGCGTCGAGGTCGTCCTACTCGCCGGGGCCGGTCTGTTGTGAGACGCCGAACGACGATTGAGGGCAGCGCCGACACCCGCTCCTGGATCACACGCTGGGCGGCAAGGCGGGCGCAGCGGAAGGTCGACAAGCGACGGAAGCGGATCGTCGAGCGCGGCCGCATCTTGTGAAGACGCACGGCACGCTCGCCTACCACGCGAACCCTGCCGCAGCAGGCGGGTTCCGGGACGGCGACACCCGCCCGATGTGGGCGCTGAAGGCCGCACCGTACGTTCTGATCCGCGCCAAGCGTCTGTTCCCCAGGGCGTACCCGTACCTCGACGGCGGCATCGTGCTGCACGCGACCCCGGAGGTCGGCCGCGACCTGCAATGGCTGCTGGAACGCTACCCGATGAAGATGAACCCGGAGACGGCGCTGCAGCTCGGCTACGACGCCGAGGAGCACCGCCGCACCGAACGCGACGTGCACGCGATCCTGACCGGCGCACGTCCGCACCTGCCGTTCCAGGAGCCTGCGCGTCCGGCGCGTGAGTACCAGCTGGTCGCAGCCGACCTTGCGCTCACCACCGGGTCGCTGCTACTCGCAGACGACGTCGGCCTCGGGAAGACGATGAGCGCGCTGCTGCTTCTTCGTGATCCGGAGTCGCTTCCGGCGCTCGTGGTGACGCTGACGCATCTGCCGACGCAGTGGGTAGACGAACTGCTGAAGACGCTGCCGCTGCTCCGCTACCACATCGTCAAGCGCGGCGAGGCATACGACCTACGCGACAGCCATGGGATGGAGCCGGACGTGGTGATCATGCCGTACTCGAAGCTGCGCGGATGGGGATCGCATCTCGCCGGGACCGTCCGCACAGTCATCTTCGACGAGATCCAGGAGCTGCGACGCCCGGACAGCCAGAAGTACATGGCGGCCGCGCAGGGTGCGTGGGCCGCGAACCGTCGGGTCGGGACGACCGCGACGCCGGTCTACAACTACGGCGACGAGATCCACACGGTTATGGAGGTGCTCGCCCCCGGCAGGCTCGGCAGCCGCGCCGAGTTCCTGCGCGAGTGGGGCGGCCGCTCGAATGTCGGCTTCGAAGGCAGGCACGCGACCGTCCGCGACCCGGCCGCGCTCGGCCTCTACCTCCGCGACGAAGGGCTGATGCTGCGCCGCTCCCGCAAGGACGTCGGCCGCGAACTACCGGAGGTGATCCGGGTCCCGTACGCAATCGACACCGACGCCGACCTGCTGGAACAGATGATCGAGGACACCTTCGACCTCGCGGAACTGATCGTGCACAAGGCCGGTGCACGCAAGGACATCTTCCGGGCGTCGGGGGAGTTCGACTGGCGGATGCGGCAGGCGACCGGGATCGCGAAGGCACCGCACGTCGCGGAGTTCGTGCGGATGCTGCTGGAGTCGGAGCACCGGGTCGTGCTGTACGGCTGGCACCGTGCCGTCTACGACATCTGGGTGGAAGCACTCGCGGAGTTCCGTCCCGCGCTCTACACCGGCACCGAGTCCCCGGCGCAGAAACAGCGGTCGAAGGACGCGTTCCTCGACGGCGACGCACGCATCCTGATGATGAGCCTCCGCGCCGGTGCCGGACTCGACGGGCTGCAGGAGGCGTGCCACGTCGCCGTGTTCGGGGAACTCGACTGGGCCCCTGCCATGCATACGCAGTGCATCGGCCGCCTCCACCGCGACGGACAGGGGGAGCCGGTCGTGGCGTACTTCCTCGTCTCCGACGAAGGCTCCGACCCGGTCATGGCCGAGGTGCTGCAGCTGAAGCGGCAGCAGGCCGAACCGATCCTCGACCCCGACGCTCCCCTGTTCGAGCCTGTGCCGGACGTGAGCGACCGGATCCGCCAGCTCGCACGTGACGTGCTCGACCGACGCCGGAAGCGGGGCGCAGCGTGACCGTCTGGAACGACGCCTTCGAGCAGGACACGACGGCGTGGACGTCGGGAACGCTCACCACGAACGTCAGCCTGGACGACTACCAGCAGTTCTGGAAGGCGTGGATGCAGGAGCCGCTCTTCCTGAACAATCGCGACCGGGACAGGTATCACCTCGCCCGCGCACGCTTCGCCTTCAGCACGGCCGCACACGCGCCCACGGCGGTACTGTGGCGACCCCGCGTGACCACCATCCGCAGGCTGATGCGCTCACGCGGCACGTCAGGCTGGATCCACAGAGGAGGCAGACGACCGCTCCGCTGCCGGACTAATGCCAGCGTGAGTCGTGTCTAGCCTCATGCATCCGGATACGCTAGCCTCGAAGACGTGACCGTCCGCGAACTCACCGAACCCGAGAAGTGGGGTCCCTCCGGGTTCAGCCAAGAGCTAGGCGAGACGATCAAGCGCCGCATCCGCTGCCAGTGGCTCGGCGGCAACTACTGCGTAGCCGGAGCCACCATGAAAGCCGGACGCCAAAAACTCTGCCGCACCCACACCCGCAAAGCACAACGCATCGCAGGAGCCAAGACGTGACCCGACCGTCCCCCCCGGCAAGACACGTAGACACCTAAAAAAAGGATGGCCGACTCCGACAGCGCAGCGACGACCGACCTGGAGCCTCGGGTGTGGGATCTGCCGTGGAAGGGTCCGTTCCTGGAGTCGTTGTCGTTGATGCCGAACGTGAGCGCGGCGTGCCGGTCGGCGTCCGTTAGTCGCCCGCGGGTGTACGCGGCACGGGTTGAGGACGAGGAGTTCGCGAAGGCGTGGCTGGAAGCGGTCGATGTGGGTGTCGAACTGCTGGAGCGGATCGCGCATAACCGGGCGGCGGTGGGGGAGCCGAAGACGGTGACGCGGCGGACGGTGAAGACCGTCGACGGGAAGGTGGTCGAGGAGACGGTGGTGGAGGAGGAGTCGGTCGAGGTCTCCAATACGCTGCTGATCTTCCTGCTGAAGGCGCACCGGCCGATGATGTACCGCGAGCGTGTCGATCATCGGATCACGGGTGGGGATGGGCAGGGGCCGGTCAGGGTCGAGGTGTACCGGGAGCCGACGCGTGACCGGATGCTGGAACTCGCGGAACTGGCGGTGACGCTTGAGTTGCCGAACGGGCAGCAGGTGCCTGCCGTGATCGACCAGGAGCCGTAGATGGTCGCGTTGACCGACGAGGTGTTCGACGCGCTCGCCGCGAAGCTCGGGCCTCTGCGGTTGCCGCGTGCGTACTGCCCTGTTGAGCCGACGGTGAAGCAGGAGTGGTACCTGCGCCGCGACGAGCTGGAAGCGTTCTTCGGTGGTGCGGCCGGGCCGGGGAAGTCGTGGGGGCTGCTGATGGCGGGGCTGCAGTACGTCGACGTGGAGGGCTACCACGGGCTGCTGCTGCGGCCGACGCTCGGGGAGTTCGAGCAGGCCGGTGGTCTGATCGAGTGGTCGCACGACTGGCTGGACGGCAGCGACGCCTGGTGGAACGGCACGAAACGCACCTGGTACTTCCCGTCGAAGGCAACGCTTCGGTTCGGCTACCTCGCGAACGAGGGTGACCTGTCGCAGTACAAGGGCCCCTCCTACTCGTTCTGCGGCTTCGACGAGCTGACGTCGTTCACCGAGCGGCTCTACCGCGGCATGTTCCGGATCCTCCGGCAGGCGAAAGGCACGCTGGAAGGGGTGCCGCTGCGGATGCGGTCGGCTTCGAACCCCGGCGACATCGGGCACGCCTGGGTGAAGGCCCGCTTCATCGAACCGAAGACACGGGAACCAGGCGCGGTGTTCGTCCCGGCCTGGATCACCGACAACCCGCACATGGACTACGCGGCATACCTGCAATCGCTCGCGCACATGAGCCCGATCGACAGGCAGCGGCTGATCGACGGCGACTGGGACGTGACCGAGGAGGGCGGCAAGTTCAAGCGCGGCGACTTCCGGATCGTCGACCCGGCCGACGTCGAACCCGCCGTCAACACCATCCGCTACTGGGACCTCGCCGGATCGGAACCGTCCGACGCCTACCCCGACCCCGACTGGACCGTCGGCCTCCTGTACGAACGCGCCGCGTCGGGCACGTTCACGATCCGCGACGTCATCCGCGGCCGCTGGCAGGACGACAGGGTGCAGGCCACCGTCCGTCGTGCCGCCGAGGAGGACGGCAAGGCCGTCACCGTCTACATCGAACAGGACCCCGGCCAGGCAGGGAAGGCGCAGCTGAACCACTACAAGCGGCACGTGCTCGCCGGGTACTCGTGCTACTCCGGGATGACGAAGCTCGGCGGCAAGAGCGCCGCCAAGGAAGTACGCGCCCGGCCCGCCGCCGCGGCGGCCGCGAACGGGCTGATCCAGATCGTGGCGGACTGCCCCAACCTGCGCGAGTTCCTCGACGAGGTCTCGATCTTCCCGAACGGCTCCCACGACGACTGCGTCGACGCGCTCTCCGGCGCACACAACGCCGTCACCGGCCGCAGCAACAAGACCGGCCGCACCAGCGTCCCGACCGGCCGCATCCCCGGCGTAGACGGCCGCGACCGAGCGGCTGCCGTATCGCGGCGGTAGCGCACGTCCGCCGCCCGCGTTATCCTGATACGCGAAGCATCCCCCGCAACCCAAGGAGAAGAACGATGTCCGCGGTCATCGACGGCAAGAAGACCCAGATCGAAGAATGGTTGGCGCAGCATGGTGTTACGGAGTGGGAGTTCGTACCTCGCCTGAAGCTCTCGACGATCAACCGGGTGGCCAGCTTTGAGAATCAGGCGCGGGCCTACGCGCCGATCGACGATGACCACGCCATCCTTGTGGCGCAAGCGCTGGAGCAGAACGCCTCGGATGTGCCCCCGATGGTCGTGGTTCGCAGGAAGGGAAAGCACAAGATCCTCGGCGGGAACCACCGCTATTACGCAGCGCTGGACATTCTCGACATGGATACGCTTCCCGCGTACGTGATCACACAGGATCTCAGCGAGACGCAGGAGATCATGCTCGCGATCACCGACAACCGACGGCACGGCAAGCCGACGAGTCTCGACGAGCGGGTCCAGCAGGCCGCGTGGCTGGTTCGTAACAGGAGCATGTCGAAAAAGGATGCGGCTGAAGCCGTCGGAGTGCCTCCGAAGAAGGTTGAAACGCGAATGGCCCGCGACGAAGCG